TCTACCGTTCCGTCTGTGATTGTAGTTACGACTGTTCCGTCAGTTTTGTTTATTGTGTACGCCATATACCAGTATTTATAACCTTCCTACACTTATTAAAATGGCACTTTCACCAGCATCTGTCTTATCCTCCATGGCCTTGCCAATAACAGACCCCAACACAGGATTAATAGCCTTTTGGGCGTGTCCTGGGTGCGTACCGCAAGTTGTCAGTAGGTCGCCCTTTTTGATCATGCCATGCACTTTACATTTTACTTTTCCTACAAGTGCAACAGCTTGTCCTTCTGATCCGCTGTTCATCAAGTAGGCTGGATCTTCACTTATCACACCAGCAACCCTTGTGTCATGTGAAATGGTTGATTGTGTCACCTCGTTTGCTCCACCAAATATCATCACAGTTCCAACTGCGTATGTGGAATCGGTGACGTATATCTCAGCCAAGTCAGCGTACTGTGCCGATGTTGATTTTGCATACACCAGATTGTATTGCTTTGTGGTCGATCCTATATCGTAACTGGTATTGGTGTCAGGCAGTATATTCTTAGATGTCAAGGTACCTCCCATTGCCAAGGTCCCCAATGAACTGGCACCTGTGCCTGCGATATTACCTGTGACATCTCCTGTCAACGCACCAGCGAATGCAGTAGAAGTTGTTGTGCCTGATACCTGTAATTTTGTTGTAGGCGTTGTCGTGCCTATGCCCACCCTTGATTCAGATCCATCAATGGTCATCACTGTGGTAGTTACACCTGCGTCATTTACTTTGAAAGTGATGTCCGTGTTGCTCGTGTTGTTTGATATTATACCACCCGAGCTGTCAACAGTGAAAGCAAAATCACTGTCTGCTCCAACCACAAGTCCACCATCGTTGGCTACACTTATGGTGCCTGATGTTGTGTCATTGGCATTGGATCGCAAATAATTGGCCGCGGACACTCCGCCCAGTGCGTCTGCATCTGTGGCAGTGCCTTGGAATTTTATGTCGGATATTGCTGTTGTAAGAGTGATACCTTTTTTAATAGATGCAAAGCCTGATATGGAAACTTTTGGAGTGAACGTGTCCTCTGAGATTATTGCTATCAGGCTACCGTCATTTGATAATTTGGTGATGTTCTGTGATACATCAGTGGAATCCAAAATTGTATCAAAAGTGAATCCACTAGTGGTGCCTGTGGCGCCTGGAGGTCCGACCAATATGGAGTTTGATCCATTGTAGAAATAGAGTTGTCCAGTGTCTGAATCTATCCATAAGTCACCCTGTGCCATGTTTGTGGGGGCGTTTGTTTGGTAAGGCGCACTGCCACCTGATGTTTGGAAACTTGTGCCATTGTAAACTTTCAATCTGCCATTTGTGCTGTCCCACCAAAGTTGTCCTGTGATTGGTTTTGCCGGTGCTGAAGGGTTAGAAAAGTTTTCTAATAGATGTAGGAAGTTTTCTGCGATTACTTCGCCATACCCTGCATAGCCTTTACCTATGAAACTTAGATCGGTCTGTGTGTTGACCACACCGTCCTGCACCGTGTATGAATTCGGTGATGCAGAATTATTTGTCTTGTTTACAGTGTAAGCCATTAGTATCCTGTATTACCACCTGACGTTGTTCCACTCACGGTGTTAGATGTTGACAGTGCTGTAGAACTAGTTTCGGTGAATGTTGTTAAACTTTGGATCCTTAGTGTGTAGTCTATCTGGATCAGCCTGTTCAAAGATTTTTGCACAGGATGGAATATGACGTGCGTCAACAACTTGTTTGTCGACCCATTCTCTGTGCCTTCATAGGATTTAAGCCCCAATTCGTCAAACACAAAGTCACCATTGAAGTTTGTGGTGTTGTCAAACGCCGCCTGGCCTGTGGGCTCTCCGTAGTCCAGTGTGCAAGTACACACGATGTCAGTGTATTTGTTACCTGCTGTGTGTCTCACCTCCATCTTGTTCCTGGTTGTATCTTTGTTGGTTGCAGAGTTGTCATCTATAACTTTGTAATAAGTCTGATTGTATAGTGAAGCATTTGTGCCTGTAGAATTTGGAGTCAGATAAGTGATTATTCCTGTTGGGTCTACGCTGGTACCACCATTACCAAATGCCATCTCATGTATGAAACCTGATGTTTTGTTTGCCAATGAATTGGCCAAGGCCTGAGACATATTCTCATAGTGTATAGCGTTTCTCTTGTCAACTATGACCTCTCCTGTCTCAGGATCGGAAATCTTTATGTGACCTGTCATCATAACACCTGTGTTATCCTGAGGCCTTTTGTTCTCTTCTTTTGCTTCTGTTGGTTTGTTGTCCTGTGTCATCTAGTGTATTTATTCAGGTGCGTTTGTAGGCTCATTAGCAATGAATTTAGCCTGTTGAGTCGTCGAAGCCTGTAATCCTTTGCCGTCGGCTGGATTACCATCTAGTGCCGTGTACCAGACCTGTCCTTTCTTGTGTAAAATTTTAACCTGTGTCCCCGAAGCAGGTGCCGTGCTCAATGTCACAGCAGTGGTGCTTCCGTCCACAGAATAGTTGATAGTCGATCCATCCTCGCTAGTGAGCAACAATCGTTGGCCACCAATGAATATGTCTAACTCACTAGCGGATGATGGTGCTTGTGATAGTGCGAAAGTTACTGTGCTACCGTCACCTGTGAAAGTGTTGGTGTACACAGTGTCCGCGTAAGGGATGGTTTGAGTACCAGACGCATCTACCACTTCGGTGCCTGATCCATGCTCCTTAATTCCTGTTCCAAGTGTTCCACGCCTTAATTGTCCCAACGTGTTACTTGATTTTGTGAAATACTCTATTCTTTCTTTGTCTATGAACACGACACCCGGGGTATTCGAAGATGCATCTGGTGTTGGCAACACACTGGCATCTTCCACAGTTATGGTCTGTGTCCCTGCGGTCATGTCTAGGGCTAATTTTGTTGTTGATGTTTTAGATATACGTTTGTAGAAACTCCTATTCATCATGTCTTTGAATATCCTGAAACCTGTTGCACCCACTGCCGTGTCCAATGCGAAGTACATGACGTCCAATCTGTCCGATGCTGTGATAGTCTTACCAACCACTGTAATTGTGTTTCCGCTTGACGTGTAGTCACTGCCCTGAATCAACGATTCACCATTCAACCATACATATGTGTATCCAGCGTGTAATGTGTCAAACCTCAATTTAAACACGCCCGACGGTCTTCCTTCAAGCACTTCCCTTCTCTGTTTCATGCCTAAAGCATTGTTGAAGGTGGTAACACTCAAGACATCGCTGGCACTTAGGCTGTAAGGCGACGTGATTGCACTTGGTACTAGTATTATATCGTTGCCTTCGTTGAAATACTGATGGTCCACCAACGTGGATATAGATATAACGTCTGACGATGTTGGCACGGATGCTGTCACAAATTCCACATTTTGATTGCCAATGTCCACCGTGTAATGGGTGTTAAGATCTTTCTGCACACCATTTACGAAAACCTGTACTTGACTCGCACTTGAAATTGTTTTCGCTGGATCTACCGTAGAGTCGTCTCCTAGTCCAGACACCACGCCGTATGTGTAAGTGCTTCCGTCACCAAGGTAGTAGGTGTTGTCCGGTCCACGTAACACCCTGCCATTGACTTCTATAGTCGTGAGACCAGAGAATGGTCCAATTGCACCAGGCGGGTAAGTCAACGTGTATCTGTTTGTTGAACCGTCATAAGTTATCGCTTCATTTCTAATACTGGCAAAACTCCTGCTAGTGGTCGCTGACTTGTTGAATCCTGCCACTTGTATGAAAGCACCAGCTGGCGGCACAGGCGAATTAAAAGTTATAGTCACTGTGTTGGCAGTGATTGTTTTTGTGAAGTCTGTTCGTGGCACTCCGTCCTGTGTAACATATATGTCTGACACAGTTGAGTCTAAGTTGAATTCGTTTCTTGAACTTGTGGTAAATGATACTGTTGAATTATCACCAACAAATGTATCAAGCACCCTGTAGTTTTCTCCCGACATGGCGAACACCTTGGTTGATATTATACTATGATTAGCAGGGGCAGAAACAAACGTGATTGTTTTACTTCCAACTTGAACACTGTAATCGGTTGTTAATTTTTTGACAACGCCGTCAACAACCACCGTTACCGATCCCAATGTGCCGGGGAAGTCACCAATGGAGAACACTGTGGTTGTGCCATCGCCCCTGTAATTCTTCTCAGATATGAATGGAACTCCTGACTCTGGAGATGTGTAAACTTTTATATCAACTGTGTCGAACATTTGTCCAGGCACAACTTCTTCAGGTGCATAGCTGGTATCGGGCGAAACAAACTCATCTCCTTCAAGTAAAATGTCACTAGGAGCATGGCCCAATGCAGAAGTAAACAGGCCGCCTTTTACAATAGAATCAAGTGTCCTGTCATCTGTTGGTGTAAGCACACCGTCATCATCGAAAGGTATAAACTCCACCAAAGCATTTGCTTCAGGAGTTTCACTGATTGCGAATCTTACCGTTGAACCGTCTCCTCTGATCACATCATTTAATTTTTTCCTTGTGCTGTCATCCTGTGTGATGTAGACCTGGAATACATCTGTTGTTGCAGGAGCAGTGTCAAATGTGTAATCATTGTTCACACCATCCGCTCGGAAGGCCTTGACACGTGACTCTCCATAGTTGTCCCATGGATAATCATACCAGCTGGCTCTGTCCCACCCTGCGTCCTGATTGAATAACAGTCCAGTGACCATTGTTCCACCGTAGTCGACGCCTGACATGACCTGATCCAATTCATTGCCTGGCATGCCTGAACCTGGCGTGTAGAAACCTTTAGTCCTGTCAGCCGCAGTCAACCCTGTCTCATCGCCGTATATCTTGTAGAGACTTCCTATGTTGTCATCAAAGTCAGTGGTCGATGTGAATGCGTTCGTAACTTTGTAAAGCTCATTGTTGTATCTGATTAGATCGTTGTAGGCGTAGGCGGTCGACTTAGCCCAATCAACCACCCGTGAAGTGCTAGAGATCCTATCAAATTTTATAGTGGTATCAAAATCTCTGACAAGGTCATTCTCCAAGTTCGCATATGCCTTGGCAGTATCTGTTGGAGTGGAACCATCGGTCTTGCCTCCAGATATGACCACCATTGGTGTTGCAGTGTAGTTGGCACCTATGCCTGTGACAGTGATCTTTGTCACCGCTCCGTCCTGTATCGTGGCAGTGGCAGTCGCCGCAGTGTTAGTAGGCGTGATATACATCTTGAACACACCTGATTTCTCACTCACCGACTCACTTGTTGATGCTGTTGGACCATAAAAAGTTCCACCGTAGCCATCAAACGTGTAGGACTTGGTGGTACCGGAACCGCCATTCTGTGAGTCATAAATTTCCGCCTGCTTTTGACTGGTGAACAATGGATAGTAGTATCCAAATTGTCCACTCGTTGTGCCAGACGAACTTGTGGCCTGTATCTGGAAAGGACCTGTTGATCCAACTGTGCCGCCTACTATGGACACTGTTGGGGTAACGTCATAGCCAGATCCACCTGTTGTAACGGTAATTGATTTAACATATTTCTTATGATAGTCATACCACATTTGGTGCGGATATTCTGTCAACTTTGCAGTGTCACCGTCCACCTGCAGAGGACGTATTGCGCCAGAGATAGAGTCATAAAACGGAGGGTTGTCAAAATCAGTGAATATCCCATCTTGGGTTTCAAGTTTATCATATCCAAGTTTGTATTCCCTTAGTTTTGTGTTAAATGGTTTTACTTCATTGATGTAGCTCTCAACCCAACTGTCGGTGCCGCTGGTGTATGATTTCCTTTGGTCCAACTGCCTCACAGAATTTTTAACATTTATGAATGCAGTCTTGAATAGCCAGTCCACGTAAGTCTGTTCCGAAAGGACTTTCCTCAGACCGATAAAGAATAGGTTATTGTACTCAACTGATAGTTCATTTACAAAGAGGTCATCCCTAAGTGCTGTCAATATTTTACGGGTCTCAATGCTGGGCTCCTGATCAAAGAAGTTCTCATCAAAATTGTCTCCTCCTGCAAAACCAGTGGCGTCCTGTGTGTAATCATACAGCTTGGTAGAGAGCCTGATTGTTCCATTCTCTGTTCCAACGTTCTCGAATCCAGTCGCCGTCTTCATGAATAGCTTCCAACCACCGGTGTCCGCGTTGGTGACCTTGACGTGCTTCCCTTGGTCAATCACCAAGGTGTCCAATTCGTATTGGAACGTGACCTGTTTATCAATTTTGGTGTTCTCATCATGTGCCATGTCACTGTCTTCTTTGTACCAGTCTGTGTAACCCCAGTATGGTGAGGTGTTGTAGGTCTGTATTTTGGTACGTAGAAATTCCGTCCCGTTCCATTGGTATATTGCCCAATATCCGTTTGCGGTTTCATCGGCCTTCACCAAATAATTCACTGTCCCGGATATGTCTGCGGTGTTCAAGTAACCCAAATCAGCGTATGTGTCCACCGAAACGTCCCATTCAAGGCTCTGTACAGTGGGCTCCGGTTCTTTCGCATCAAGGTTGTCTAGGCCTATTTGTCCAACCAGTTGATATCGTTTGAGAACGGAATTGGCATAGTCTATGATTTCTTTGAGAGCAGAATATCTGTCAACGTACCAACTCTGCCTAGGCCTGGTGTTGTTTCCATATCTCTCGTTCACTGGTAAGTTAAGGTCGGGCACAAGATCACCATTGGAGTTTTTGCCTATGAGAGAGTCCCACCATCGTGTTTCCACATAAGATCCTGGCCTGTATTGCTTGTCACCTTCGCTTGCCAGTTTCCAGACGCTGTGTGAATCTGCGTCGAAATCATTTTGCCTGATGTCAACGTTGAGCACTATTCGACTGCCCACAAGATTTCTCACATTGTTCAACAAAAACTTGTTGGTGTCTGTCACAGAATAATATTTGATATCGAATCTTTGAGGATTAGAAATAAGATTGGCAACATAGGCTATGGTGTTCTTCCTGCTGGGGTCATTGGCAGGCAATGTGGTCTTGCCTTTGACCCAATAGTAGTAGTAATTTACCGACCTATCAAGACGAGAATCGTACCTTGCCACAACAGAGTATTGTGTGTCATCACCATAAAGGGCGGTGCCAGATACCTGTTCACCTGATCCTTCAATCCTGAGGTTGTATTGGCTAGGTAACAGGGTTGATTCAATCCATTCATACACGTCGATGCTGGATCCAGGAAATGTCTGTCCCCAGTGGTTAACTTTGTATTCCTGGCTGTCCTGCTCGTACCACAACCATTTCACTGCGGAGAGATCCCACCATACTTCTCCTAAATGGTCCTCCGCCCAGGTGGTGCTTGTATTCGCATCTAGTCCGACGTTGTACACGGCAGGATCCCAGGCAGTTTTAAATTTAATCTCCCTGTCAGCTACACCTAAAATCCTGCCTTTGACTGGATCGTATAGGTCGTAGTAATCTCGTATTTCTTTGGTACCGTTGTCATAGTCAAAGACCTTTCCTAATTTGTTTATATCAATCAAGGCAGTTTCTGTTGTGATATTGTTCCAACTATATTTGCCATTAACTGTTAGATCATAGCTGTTCACAGTTCCGTCATTGTTGATTCTTGTGCTACCATCGGAAGACACGTTTCCATCATCGTCTGGCGCACCAACGTAAACCGTATTATCTGTCACTGCCACGCCTCGGCCAAAATCGTCATTGGCAGAAACACTGTCAGACATTAGTCGATCATCTAGTATGAACTTAGTGTTGTACATCGTTGCCGTGAATGCACCTCCAGACTGGACATTGCTGTCCACTATCTGTGTGTCTTGGAGATCAAAAGTTGTTTCACCTAAGTCAAATTTCATTTCACGGAAACTTGCAAAATTTTCTGAACCTATCACTAATCTGTTACCTTGTTGGTTTACGTCTAAAGTTGTGCCAAACTTAATATTTGATTCCTTGCTTGGAGCCGCTATTGTCTGTTGTAAAGTGTAGGTGTTTGTTGAGCCATCCGAATTCCATTTGTAGTAGTACACAGATCCTGAATCTGGTTGATCAGTGCCATCGACACCAGGTGCCCCTATTACGAGAGTGGTTCCATCTTTGGACATCGCGATTGATTCTCCAAATGCAGTGTTCAGAGAAGAACCATCGCTGGCCGCTCCTACAAGTGTCTGTGCCAAGGTAAAGGAGTTCAGTGTGCTTCCATCATTGGACTGTGATGATCTAACAAATATTTCAACTTTTCCAGCATTGCCAGGAGCCAATGAGCTGACTGCCAGGATGTCTCCATTGTCGTTGGCGGCCAGTCTATGTCCAAATCTCTGTCCTGATCCTCCGTCAGGAGCCTCTATCGCGGTCTCGGAAGTCCATGTGTCATACGTGGAACCATCTAGGCCTATACCCCATTTGTACATATAAACACGACCTGTATCACTAGAATGTCCTGGAGCCGAAACAAAAAGATATTTTTCTGCCGTGGATCTAGTGGAAGATATTCCCGATTCGGATATTTTGTGTGCCCAACCAAAGTTTAAATTTTCGTTTGCGCTTGATCCATCAGTTGGCGCTGTAATTGTGCTGAGAATGCCATACTTGAAAGAGTTTGGATCCCATAGATACACCTTAATTAGACCTGAATTAATGAATCTGGTACTGCCATCAGGTCCTATGGCGTTTGTGTATGGAGCGCCTGCTACCACAAAGTTCTCGTCTGTGCTCATGGACAATGACTCCCCCAACCTGCTGGTGTTGTCATTGTTGTCAGTCATGGTGACTGTTGCCTGGTTTGAAAAAGTGGTTCCTGCTGTCGCCGAGCTCCTGAATAGGAAATGCACTTGCCCCTGTCCTTTGCCAGGTGCAGACACCACCACCGTCCTTCCGTCATTACGTGCAACAACACGGTGACCAAATTCCTGTGATGCAGTTGATGAGTCGGGTGATAAAATTAGTTGTTGAGTGTAAGGATCCTGTTTCTCATATACACGCCATAGCCCAGCACTATCAGAATCTGCGAAAACTTTGTCTCCTTCGACTCCTATCGATGCCTGCCTGTCGGTGTATTCATCATAAGTCAACAGGTCATTTACGTTGTCCATAGTGGCTAATCTCACTGACACAAATTTGTAGAGATTACCATAGCTATCGGCGGTGGAGCCATCTTCCAGTGCTGGTATAAAACCGATGTTGCCTGTGTAGTCTATCAATACAGTCTTATTATCGGGTGTTGCCTTTACTTCGTAAACTCCGTTCAATGTGGCTTCTTCACTGTTGCTAATAGCGAACTTATCTGCCAGCGTTGACGTTGATCCGGCTGAAAGACCATGAGATCCTGTAAATGTGATTTCCAACTGAGTGGCATCGTTGACAGTGGTCAGATTTGCAATTTTGACGCCCAGATTTGTGATCCTTAACACGTCCCAGTCATTGTTGCTTTTGTTTGCTACCCATATTAGATCTTTGTTCCGTAGCAGGTTCATGTCGAAATCGATCAATTCACTTTCATTGAAGACAGTGTGTTGCACCTGGGTCAGTTGAGGATAACCTGCAGTCTTGAACACTTGAGCCGTGTCCCTGCTTATCCCTTGTTTGCTGTAATCCAATCTCTTGAATGTTGTTGATGCCTGGTATTCAACAGGTTTATGATACAAGTCATCCGCAACCACGGAATAAGACCTTGCATACTCAACAGTGTCTGTGGCATTGTCCAAAAGTTCAATGCTGTTCCTGTCGTTGGCAACTTGATCGTCTTTCAAAACAATTTGTATATTGTCAACCGAGTCTGTGTTTCCAAAGTTGCCGGCCCTTATCATCCATTCTGGATATAAATCAAGTGTGATGTCCTCGTCTTCGTATTTCGCTTTAAGTATCTTGTCAATGGCGTTCTTTGTGCCTTTCTCCCTGATATAACCCTGATAGAATTTGTACTGGGACACATCGTTGACAAATAAATTCTCCAGGTAGTCTCTGCTCTGGTATCCTGTCAATCTCTGGGCCAATGTCTGCTGTGACTCGTCAAAGTTATTAGATTCTAGGTTATAGAAATCATTAAACTGTGAGATCTTGTAGTCAAAATTCGGAATCAATTGTGGAGTGGGCTTACTGTCCTTTATAGTCCAACTAGTAGTATCAAAGATGCCTCCTGAATTATGATTTATTCTAGCGACATAAAATTTTCCTTGATATTCAACACTGTCACCTATCCTGTAATCAGTATTGGCAATCCAATACGTTACCTCGGCAGAATCGAATACAAATCCTGGAGCGTAGTAATCTCCGTTCCAATTCGCAGTTTTCCAACCGACCAATTTCAACCTCTGTTGTCTAAATCCGGTGTATGGCTCGTAGATGATGTCTGAAAACACAGTGCTGTTGTCAAACAACAACACGTGTTCCTTCTGCACAGTGTTCAATGCGATGTTGTAGACTCCTATTGTGTCTGACTTGGTGTTTAATTCGAAAGTTTTTCCTATACGTTTAGTTGATATTTCTCTGATATCGATCTTCCTGCCACCAGAATCCAAAATTGAATAATCACCTGCAAGATTCCTCAATTTTCCCACTATGCTGTTATTTGTTTCTAGCTCGAATCCATCAGCCGCTGGCGATACAGTGATCGCAGATCCAGGTGCCCATTCCTGCGTAGTCCAGAATAAAAATTCTCTGACGGCGTTTGACCAGTTAAGTGTTTCTTTCAGTTCCTTGGAAAACTTGTTGAACCTAAATCCTTGAGATTCCAACCAGTGACCATATCCCAGAAGGAAATCGGCGACGTCTTGTATAGAATCAAATACGTGTCCGTATGGAATAGTTTGTGTCAGTTCTTGATAGGCACTGTACTGTGAGACCTCTACAGATCCTTCCGTGGAAACTTTGTTTGCAGTAGAGGTTTTTACGGGATAGTTGAAATTGAAAAACGGTTTGACCGTGCTGTATCCTAGAACCTTGTATCCACCAAGCAAGGTTGACCCATCGGAACTTGTTGCTGTGTTTTTTTCTATCAATACACCGCTGTAGTAATAACTCTCAACGGGATTGGATGTTCTAAACAACACTTTGTAATTTTCGTCTGGGATAAATTTCGAACCTGATGACGAGCCTGGACTGACGCTGTCTGTTAAAATCTTGAGATTTTCCTTGTCAGAAAAGCCTCCCAGCTTATAGGCCAACTGCACATTGAGTCCTTTCAATTTGTCATGGTAGAAAGTTTTGATATCAAGATTTTTTGAAATCAAGTAGTTTACTATGATAGGTTGGTATCCCGAAGTTTGGTACCTGGTACTCACGCCGGTTTGAGAGTCTGTCACAGTCTCCAAATGGTATTTTGCACTGGCCAAACTTTTTCTCACGCCTGTGTCTTTGTATATCTGGTTTCCAGATACGTTGGTGGACAACCTTGAAGTATCAAACAGATTAGAAAAGAACTTTGCAGGTTTGGTCAAAGCCAGTGTTTTGATCACCGTGAAAGGGTATGAACTTGATCTCCTCCAGGCAGTCTCAGCTGGTGCTTGATCGCCAAACTTCCAAGAGGCTTGCCTTCCTGGGATATCTAAATTGCCAATCAATCCGGCGGTGATAGGATTCAACAGATTCCCGGAGGCATCTACCGGTAGATATGATCTTATTTCAGGCTTACCATACCTTCCAGGTTCCGTGGCGATGGCATTCCATAACACATCGTTACCAGATGTGTAGGGCGCCGCACCGTATGTTGCGTCCCAATCGGATGGCTTCTCAGAATGGCCCAACATCTCCCATGGTGTTGTGTGTGGAGTATCTGTGTCATAGTAATATTTGTATATGCCCCTCCAGTATCCAGGCAAATTGTCATCTATTAGTCTGCCCTTTGACTGTGAATAGTTGTACGTGAATGGTGAGCCCTCACTGAATACTGTGTTGTTGATATACTGTATGTTGTTCCGGCCTGCCCATTGATAAAAATCAGGACCCATCACGGAGTCAATTTCCGCCAGCGTGTATTCAGTTGACGTGAACGCACTAGGCGAGACATCACTTATGTCTACCAGACTTGCGTCATAACTGGTCTTGATGTTGTTGTAGATCCTTTTTTCCAATTCCATGATGAGGTCATCTCGTTCATCGCCATAGGCCTTGATGATACTACCATCATGTTTTCTAATGACTGCTGTGTCTGTGAGGTAAGTGTTGTCCGTGTAGGCCTCAGGCTTGAACTTAGGATACATGCCCAGCTTTGTAGGTGATGGTGGCATGTAGCTACCTGTGGTATCTTCGAAGTCTTTTATAACGATCTTGTCACCCTCGGCCAGTGTTGCTGATATGCTGACACTATCGTCAGTGGTGCTGAAGACGTAATCTGTTCCTAACAACAGTTGAGTGCCGTTGAGGTAGACATACACCGCCCTGTTGCTGAGAGTGGTCATGTCATGTTGTGAGTCTAGTGCGTAGTCTGTCTGCGACGATCCCTGAACTGTGTAAGTCCTAGCGGATACATTTTCTCCCCATCCTATCATGTCTTCGTAGAAGAAAGGGAAATTTTTGTTCCTTCCAGGTGTTATTGCGGAAATTATTTCATCCACCCTGTCTGAGGCAACACCTTCGTAGGCAGTGCCAGTGGCATGTGTTAGGAAAGAGTTGTACCATTTCTCGTACTCCTGATTTACGTAATCCAGCGCAGTGACAAAGTTGGCCTCTTGATCAATTAGATTGAAGATGGCCGGTAACAAAGGGCCTTCGTGTTGATGTATGCTACCACCCTTTAGTCTCGCATCAGGTTTGTCTCTCAGATTGCTGACTCCAGGTATTGCCCCCGTCACATCCTGGTTCTTGTCAAAAATATCTCTCACATGGTTCAAGATCTGTCCAAATGTAAAAGTACCCAACTGCTGATTAAGGCTGTTCGTGGAAAGATTTTCTGGTACCTCATATATGCCTTTGTCCACTATTTTTTCAGCGCCGCTGTGTCCTGCTATCCTCACCTGATCATCATTTTCAAGTGCCTTGTTGAACTTGACAAACCTATTCTTGGTTCCGTTCACAAGTGTGTAATCTGTTGTCTGAGTCTTTCTGACGCCATTTACAGAGACCGAAAGCTCGAGATCTGTAAGACTCGCAGAGTCCTTGTAGAAATCAATGGCGAAAAATTGCTTTTCTGTTTTGTCAGCTATGTAAGTCCTAATGACTCTCTGTTTGCTTTCACTCGTCCTTTTGATCCATGCGTTCCGAGAATTGTGCGTACTCCTACCTGTAGTATAATGTAGGTGCCCAGTGGCTAGATTTTTTGTTACTGTGGTCTTGCCGCTCTTGTAGGTGAACGTGCCGGAGGTGTGATCTGATTCAAAAACAATATCACCAATGTTGTTGATCGTGTTGTACTTGACCTTGATCCCGAGCACAGTGTCGGTCGTGGCCGTGTCAGATGTAGCGAATTCAAATACTTTTGCTCCTGTGAAACTGGTGTTTGGATATGTTGTGGCGTCGGAAAATGACACATGGTCATCATCAAACATGTTGAATAAAGGTTGTTGGTTGACAGCGGTCTTTTGCTGGGCCTCGACAAAGGACAATGTTGTGCTGTCGTAGTAGAAAGTCTTTCCTTGGTTAACCGTCCCAAACTCTATGAATATGGAATCATTGCTAGAAGGTGTGGCGTCAGATGCCTCAGTCAAAGATATTACTTGTGAAGAATCTCCAGCGGTCACAAATTCCACATCATAAATTTTATTTTTAACCAACGGGTCTGTATCATTATTAAAAACCACCCTCATTCCAGATGCCAGTGCCAGTCCATCGATTATGTAACCTGTCTGCCCCACAACATTGCTGAAAGCGTCGGTGGTCACTGTGTCAAAAAGTGTTACTGATCTTTTGGCAATTGTTCCGTGATTGAACAGTTCAAGTCCGGAATCGAATTCTATTATGGGTCTCTTGGCCCTGCTGTCCTGATCAAGGTCTGCAGTTGTTCCATTGAGCCTGGCAACTTCTTCCACCACGGACCTATGGAACCACCTGTTGTACCTGGACCAAGCATTCTGATCCTGAGAGTCCCTTTTGATGGTTATGTAATCCAGGGTCTCGGGACTGTAGTATGCCTTGGCATAGGGTCTGGTATCATAGCCGACCTGATCATAAAGTATGGTTGACTCTGTGGCATAACTGGCTGGCGTGATGAGATCATCAACGTCAGTCAATGTTATTGCATCTCCAACTCCCTCCACATAGTACTCTTTGTTCTGATAGGTGGATGATACAAGTGCAGTCTTGAATTTTACCTTCATTCCGTTGCTGAGCGAGAGTGTTCTCAAGCTGTAATTTTTTACACCTATGATGTCATTATCTACATTGATCGCCGTTGTGCTGGTGGCATCTCTGATCTGCAAAATGCCGTACATGGCGTTGTGGTTGCCACACTGGTAATACAAAGTGTCCGGTGTGCCTGCTGTTGGAACAGTGAATGTCACTGTGCCATAATCTGCGCCATTGTTGGTTACACCCGTGTCAAAGATAGTTGATGTTGATCCATCCTCAGACACTTTGTCTTTGTATGGCTCGGTCATGATCCAAAAAGGATGGCCCTTCGCATTGACATTGAACTTGTAGGTGTTGCCTCTGTACAAAGTAAGTATAGGATTGTTTTCGTTCTCCCTGTGAATGAACTCATAGGCCGCTTGGGCGTTGTGGATGACCTGGTATTCCACCACGGCAGATGGTCCAACCGAATCAATCTCGACAGATCCCGGGCCTTCCGGAATCCAATAGTATTCTCTGTAATTGACTAGTTTGTCATAGTCTATGGCCGGATTCCAACTGTACACTACCTCCTTGTTGAGACGGTCATGGTTGTTGACCTTGCCGCCAAAGTACTTGATCTGATTTATGTAGTCATCGTATGTACCGGTGAACTTGACCTGATCCTCTGGATTGACCGAAGTGGTGTCCCTGTCAGTGTAGGTCACTGCCGGCTCCAGCTGGTATGCAAACCTGTCGCTACTTGTGGCAGTTACGTATCTGTCACTGACCTTCCTGGTGTAGGCATCCTGTCGGCCGATGTATCCATCCAGCCTCTCCAACGAACCTTTTTGCACCAATGGATCCATTGTGCTGGCCAAGAACCTCTGGTTGGCATCAGTACGATAAAACGCAGGTAGGTGTTGCACAGTCCTCCTGTATTCGTTGTTGCCCTGTTTGACAACTTCGTTGTTACTAAGTGAATTAATTGGATTGTCTGCCATTAGTATCCTGACCCACTACTGCCTGATGATGAACTTGATCCCGAAGAATAAGATCCGGACGTAGTAGAGCCTGACACTGCTGATCCTGATGATGTGCTTGTGGTACTTGTAGTTGTAGTTGATGTTGACGTGACCACAGTTCCAGATGCCGCCAATTGGTTGGCACCTAATGCTGTGATTATGGACACATCATCAACGGTGGCCCCACTGATGAAAATTTCGTCTGCCGCGGAATCTATCTGGAACAAAGACCCAAAACTTTGTCCTGTTTGGTTAGGCACAATGACCACAGTCAACAAGTCTGGTGCCAATTGATTGTGTACATATGCGGCTAATTCTGTAAAGTAAAATGCATCTCCAAAGTCCCAATTATCCAAAGCAAAGAATTCATTGATTGCGGCAATCACCCTGGTTTTGATCACGGCGTCTGATACATTTGTCCTTGTATTTTTTACCACCTTGAAAGTTGCTTGTAGTTGTTCTTCGGCGTTTGTGCCAAAAAGTATTTTGTATTTCACTGGATGGTATATTATCTGATCGGACAGTGATTTCAGAGGATTCAAAGATCCCGCATAATTAATCCTCAACTGATCTGGTGTTGAAACTGAAGGTTTTGTCCCACCGTCCTGCAACCAAATCCTGAATAGGTTATCGTATGTCCTTTCCAACAGATAAAGATCTACAATGTTTGACACACTGGGATCTATCCTGGTCTCCTGTCCTGCATGGTGTTTGTACTGAAAGCTGATTGAACTTCTGCCCTTTCTTGCACGGTAGTCAGTGCTAGTCGTCAATGTGTTAGTGGTTGAACTGTACTTCTTGATCACGTCCTCGTCGGCGTCATAGAAATAGAACAACTGTCCATCTGTGTAGGTCGTGGTATTCAAGTTGATATCTGTTTCGTTGGCTGTAACCACGAAATTGGAAGATGCGTATGGCCTGTACCTCTCGATGTTGTCATAGGATGTGTATTTTTCAAAGAAAACAAACTTGGTTGATTCAGACACAGTTGGCTCAACATAGATGTCAAATATTTCAGGATTGTCAACCACGCCGTCGTCGTCGTCATCGTAAAACCCAACCTTTACTTTTCTGTTATCACGGAAGCCATCTATCTCCGTTATCACGTCGGCCACCTGCCATTTGATCGGATATCCTATGCTGTTGCCTGTGGAAACTATGCTATTGGTTTTCAAGATCTTCACTTCATCTTTGACAGTTTTTCCAGTGGTGTAGTCATAGATCTTTTCTTCAATGTCGTAGTGGAACTTGTTTTGTGATTCTGATTCAAAGATGTAGTCCAGTTTCCTGTACTGAACGGTATAGGTGTTGCCGTCATTTGTAAACTTGAACCACCAACTCTGATCATTGTTTGTGCCAGCGGTTGACCCTGCGTTGGTAAGACTGAACACCGAACTGGTGCTTAAATTAGTTGTGGTTATAACTTTCCATGTTTCCGAATCAATGTCATATCTTAGGCCGAAATCCTCATAGGATTCTATCCTGTCAATCATGTCCAACTCTAGGGACTGGGAGAAAGATGTGGTGAAATTGGGAATGATTGCATTTATCACAGCACCGTTTGGAACTATTGATGAGAGTGTGACTGGTCCGACACCTGATTCAAGATTGCCCGTACCCCCGTTAGCACCGTCCAACACAACACCGCCTATCTTGGCCCACAGCCTGTCCTCGGAGTTCTCAGTTCCTGTCGTAACTAATGTGCCGTTCAAAAATTTCCTTGTGTCTGGTGATGTGAACTTGACCAATGCCCCGGTTTTGGCATACTTCAAGTTGGAAGTGGCGAAGTCACCTATGACCAATGCGCCCCCTGAAGTGAAGAAGCCTGTGTTTGTGTTTGTGGATGTCGTCGTGGAATTCCATGTTGCTGTGAGTGAGCTGACATCCTTGGCGCTGTATTTGAAATAGTAGAACTGCCTTGCGTATGCTTCTTTCAGTTTGGTCTCCACCGAAGCATCTATTGTGGACTGTATGTCACTCTTGTTGTTGAAATTGAAAGTGAACTGTTCAACTGATTCTTCCCTGTACAGTATGCCGTCCTCGGCAATGACATTGACATTAGAATATGCGCCTGTGGGATCAAGCACTTCCTTCGCCCTGGATATCCCAGATGCGGACCTGTTCACTGACCTCACCTTCACAATCTCCTGTGATGCTGATAGTGGAACGACCTGGTAGTCCTCCGCTGTGATCATCCTGTTCTGTGAGTAATAAACTTGTGATGCTTTTTCCTTTATGGAGTCGTTGGATTCAGTTGCGGCAGAATTGTAAACACTGGCCTTCAAACTCATGCTCATGGTCAATGACTGTTGTGCCCCGTTGGCATCTGTGTATGGCACAGTCAACTGTACGTTCTGCATGTCGGATGACTGTATAGCATACTTGGCATTATCACTGACCCTGTAGTATGCCCTGAAACTGCCCAAAGGTATGTTTGAGAAGTTGCCGTCTCCGAACACTAGGTCTATCGCGTCTTCGTTCTTAGTGACCACGTTGTAGGTGTTTCGCTCTTCTTTTGACAATGAATTGTAGATTGCGTTGTTGCCCGACAGTGAGGGGACTTTAGTCCATAGCTCCAATAACTGTCCAAGCTGATCTAACTTGTACAGCCACACATCCGTGTCGTTTATGTTGGTTGCATCCAATGGTTTGACATAATTGGTAACTGATGAGTCCACAGTGAAATCTGTTTGCTGTAGCGTGCCTTGTTTGAACAGGAAGAAGAATCCAGTGTTGTTGGAACTGTCTCCTGATCCATCTGACCTGTAGGTGTATGTTAGGCCTGATCCTGATATGGGATCTGATTCATAAATGCTGTCCGAATTATTGATCGTACTGGAAGCAATTTCAAATGCCCGTGAAATTCCGCCAATCGATTTTGTAAATTTAAAAATTGGTATATCCAATTGGTTAGAACTGAGTGTGTAAATCTCTGTGTCTATGCCACCTATCTGGCCAGACTCTCTGGGATTTCCAAAAAGTTGTCCTGTCTGGTTTGCCGCATTCAAGATAGAAGTAAACTGCTCTCTGTAATTGGAGTTTGCGGAATCATTCCATATGATAGTTGAATTGGCTAGATTGGTTCCTGAACTGTCCAGACTGTCTAGAACATCTTGTGTTGTAGATATGCTGTCCACCTTAAGAAGTCCTGTGGCAGGTTTGTTTCTCTTGGCGTTGTAGTTGATCAATCTGGCAAGTCTTAGGACACTGTTTCTCCTCTCAGCAGTCTCTAAAAAGTTTTCCCTAGCATTGAGATCAACTCTGAAAGATAAAGCCTGTGAGATGTAAGCGATAAGATCAATCAGAGCCACATACTCTGAACTCTCTACAAAATCGTTGAAATCATCTGGGTAGTTCTCTCTCAGATAGGCTACCATCGTTCTTCTCAGCGTTTCAAAATCATATGATTTGAAATCTGCCTGTTGGAATGCCTGGTAGATCTTTCTCCAATCTTCTGCAACTAATAATCTATTTTGTCTATCTGTAGTGGCCATACTGTTTGTATGGATATTTATATATTAAATTAAGTGCGTATATTAAGATAGGCGCAACAGAGAATTTTCGTCAAAGTTGAAACGCAGTTTCTCTGTGATATTCAACGGAACGTAGGTGATTGTGGCCTGTATGGCTATGCCCTTGTCAGCCTCGTTGACCAGAATTTCGTTAGTAGATATTCGTGGATCTGCGTTGAGATTAGCGGTGATGTCGGCCACTATGGCATCTTTGAGCTCTTCTGTGAACGGTTCGAATATGGCGTCATATATGATGGTGCCGAATTCAGGATTCTCCACCCTTTCGCCCTTACGCACACTGAGCCTGTTGATCATGTCCTGCTTGGCAACCTCGAAGTCGTAGAGCTTGAAGTTACGCTTGTCCGCACGCGAACTGAAACCTTTGAAGGTAACACTAGCGTTAGATAAACCGTCTGCTTTTGATCCTGAATCTCCGTATGCCATA